TGTTCAAAAACCTTTCCGTTACTGATTATCTTGATATCATCAACGAGAAAATCAAGAGAAGGTAAATGGTTAATTTTAAGGGGATAAGTTGTGATGATTGCAATTTATCCCCTTTTGATTTAAGATGAGGGATATGAAAGACTACTCCGCAATCGCACTCCAATGGTGTAATGATATTGTTTCGGGTAAAATTCCATCCTGTCAGAAAGTCGTTCAGGCGTGTAGGCGGCATCTGAGCGATCTCCAGAAACAATCAGATCCTAATTATCCCTACCGATTCGATGAAAAATTAGCAAACAATCGCTGTAAATTCTCCGAAAAATTACCTCACACCAAGGGTAAATGGCGAGGCAGTAAATTAACCCTTTCCCCTTATCAAATTTTCTTTCGCACATGCGTGTGGGGTTGGGTGAAGAAGAAAGATGGGATGCGTCGATTCCGTACAGCGGTGGTTTTTTTGCCCCGTAAGCAGGGAAAGTCTGTGGACGGGGCAGATACCGGCTTATTCATGCTTGTTGCTGATAATGAGCCTGGGGCTGAAGTGTATTGTTTAGATGCAAAAACGAAAATTTTAACAAAAAAGCTGGAATGGGTTGATTTAGGAAATTTATCAGAAGGTGATGAAATTATTGCTTTTGATGAAGAGCCTATTGAATTTAGAAAACATAGACGATTTAGAGAAACAACCATTGTTTCTTATTCTAAAGTGAAATTACCATCATATAAAATTAATTTTAAAGATGGTCGTTCCGTTGTTTGTTCTTCATTGCATAAATGGCTTGGAAAAACTCCGGGGTCTAAGAGCTATTTATGGAAAGAAACTGAAAAAATTAAGAGCGGATTCTTGGTTGCTAATTTTGGCGCTCCTTGGGAAGTAGAAAATTCATGGGAAGCTGGATATTTAGCTGGAGTTTATGATGGAGAAGGCTGGATAAGAACAACAAATAAAGTTTCTTTTTCTGGCGTGCGTGACAGACATGGATACTCTATCGGATTTACTCAGAATCCTGGTGATATTTTAGATAAAGTCTCCTCATTAATAAAAGAGAGGAATTTTAATGTTTCTTTAACCAGAAATGCAAATGGAGTAAATAGGTCCATATGTCAATCTTTTGAAATTAAGGGATCATATAGTTGTTTGAGATTTTTGGGACAAATACGGCCAAATAGGTTGGCAAAAACAGGAATGAATCGTTTCATGGGGATGACAGTTTGTAAATATAATGATTGTGTTGAAGTTGACACTATAGAATTTTTAGGAGAAAGAGAATTAATTGCTGTTGAAACCGGAACAAAAACAATTTTAGCTGAAGGATTTTTGTCACATAATTCCGGAGCTAAAACCGAGAAGCAGGCTCTTGAGGTTTTTCGTCCCGCTTGGCAGATGGTAGAAATGACTCCCGCATTCAAGTCTCATTTCGGGGTAAGTCTATCAGGAACTCCCAAGAATCCAACCTCAATTTATCGCTTATCCGACATGAGTAGATTTGAATTAGTTATCGGAAAACCACCTGACGGTGCGAGTCCAAGCTGTGCAATTATCGATGAATATCACCAACATGCAACGTCTGATCAGCGTGACGCTCTTCGGACAGGGATGGGAGCGAGATCCCAACCGCTGCTTTTCATAATCACGACTGCCGGAACTGATACATCCCTTCCCTGCTATGATGAATATTTATACGCATTGAAAGTTTTGGATGGAAGTCGAGAGGATGATACCTATTTCGCTTTGATATTTGCCAAGGATGATGATCAGGATGAGAAAGATTTTGAAACATGGAAGATGATCAATCCAAATTACGGGATATCCATTGATGAAGATTTTCTCAAGGGTGCGTATAATGAAGCGATGACTATGGTTTCCAAGCAAAATATCAATTATTGCCGCCATCTTAATCTCTGGTCTAACGCCGGAACCGCTTGGATGAACATGACCAAATGGGCGGCTTGTTGTGATCCTACATTAAAGCTATCCGACTTTATCGGTCAACCATGCTACGCGGCATTGGACTTGGCCTCCAAGATCGACATTTGTGCTCTTGTATTACTATTTGAAGGCAAAGAACGCACAATCAAGCGAATGCTAGTCAATCCGGAATCAGGTGAAGAGGAAGAGAAGGAAGTCACCCAAAAGGATTTCATTGTGTTTGGGAAATATTATTTACCTGAAGAAACTATCCAACTTGCCGGGAACGACCACTACATTAAATGGGTTAAAGAGGGTTACATTACCGAAACTCCAGGCGCACGTACCGATTTCCTATACATCGAAAACGATCTGAAAATAATCAACAAGGACCATCCTATCCAAGAACTCGCCTTTGATCCCCGTGAAGCAAGTTATTTAATCTCCAACGTATCTGAGTGGTTAGGATCGCATACGGTAGATGGTGAGGAAGTCAGTCGATGCGTTGAAATTACCCAAGGTCCGCAGTTAATGTCCGAGCCGATGAAGGAAACGGAAGGCCGGATTTATTCTCAAACTTTATGGTTTGATGGCGATCCCGTTTTTACTTGGCAAATGGGAAATGTTGTTAAAAAGCAAGGACGTAACTCAGGTCCGGTGAAATATTATTATCCAACAAAAGAACGGTCTGAATTTAAAATCGATGTTGTTGTGGCTCTCATTATGGCAGTTTCAAGGGCAATGAAAAGTGTTGAGAGTGGAAGCGTGTTTGATGGATTGAGCCAAGAAGATATCAGAAGGAGATTGAGAGGAGAGATTTAAAATGAGCAAAGATTGCATAAAGGTGGATTGGAATATGGAATTGAGTGCAATAAAGAATCCGTGGCTAAGGAGGCTTTGCTTGATTATTGCTTTCCCTGTTAGTGCCCCGGTAGTAATTATTGCTTATGCATTGATAGGCATTGGCGATGGGATTGATGAAGCAATCAATATTATTTACAGGATATGGCAAGGTAAAAATTGAGAGGGGAGATTTGAGATGAATAATAAAGAAATCAAGAAAGTGTTGAAGGCGTTTGCGAAAAGAGAGAAAATTATTCATGATGAAGCGATAGCTTTTCTCAAGGGGAAAACAGTAAGAACCTTAAAGAAGTCTGGAGGCGGAATCAGTCCTCCCATAAGAATTGGAGCGATGTTTAGAATTGAAGGCATTACCTTTATTAACGGTTCTTGTTATCTTGAAGAAGGTGGATATAATGGGATGTCTTTTCCAATTACGAACGATGTGTTGGATGAATCCCTGTGGCACTTTGTGAACGAGAAGGCGTGTTGAAATCCAATAACCTTCTGTGAACGACCCAAGATTTGAAATCTACTGTAGTTATGTGTATTAAAATAGCTTCCTTAATCGGAGGCTATTTTTTTTATTTGACTTTTTAATAATCCTCCCATACACTTCCACTAAAGTAGAACGTGAGTTCTATATTATATTACATTAATTTAATTCAGGATTCATTGATTATGCGAATGTAACTCATGAAAATTAAGCAATTTTTTCTTAAACTTCTTACTACTATCTCGACAACGGTAACTCTCAAGTTCGATGTGCGAGATTTGTTTTTATTTGCGGGATTATTTTTTGTTGGATACGGTTTATATCTCAATACATTACCTACTGGTTGGTTGGGATATACAGTCGGTGGTGGATTGTTGATGCTTATTGCAATGATTATGAAAGATTAGGGGGATAGATCGACGGATCGAACTCCGGAATCCCTGCCGGTTTCCCCCAAGTAAATTACAGGAAATGCTCTAGGGAAGGCGTGAAGGTAATGTATTAGAATTGTCAATTGTTGGGAGGCTTCCACAACTTAATAGATTTCTCAACCTCTCATTGACGGACCCCAAGAGCTGGAATCCGAGCCTATGGAATCTCGGTGGCTCTCAGGACATCTCCGGCTCCAATGTCAACGAAGCATCCGCGCTTACCTATTCTGCCGTCTGGAATGCGGTAAATCTCTACGCAGGCGCATTATCCACCCTCCCCCTGCACTTATGCCGTACCGATTCCAATAAGACTATCAAGGTCACAGAGAAGCGTTTATATCACTGTCTCCATTCCTCGTTCAATAAAATCATGACGGCTCAAGTTGGCCGGTCTGTAATGATTGCTCATTTGCTCACTTGGGGGAATTGCTACGCTGAAAAAGTCTACAATGGTTACGGGGAAATTACTGAACTCTGGCCTATATCTCCCAATCGTGTCCAAATAACGATGGAGAATGGGGAGTTGGTTTATAAAATTCAGGTAGATAATCAAACCTATCCATTCAAACGCAACAAAATTCTCCATATCCCCGGACTTGGATTTGATGGATTCCAGGGTTACTCAGTAATCGCAATGGCTCGGAAATCCATTGGTCTTGCGATGTCAATGGAAACTTTTGGAGCATTATGGTTTGGTCAAGGCACCCATCCCGGAATTACCGTGTCCCATCCAACCACTCTCAAAGATCCGAAAGGATTCAGGGAGGCGTTTGCGGCTGAATATGAAGGTTTATCCAACGCTCATCGAGTAATGTTGTTGCAAGAGGGGATGAAGATTGAGAAAATTGGGATTCCGCCTGAAGATGCACAGTTCTTACAGTCGAGGGAGTTCCAGATTCCGGAGATTGCAAGGTGGTTTAATCTTCCTGTCCATCGTCTTAAGGACATGACGCGATCTACCAATAATAATATCGAGAGCGAACAAGCGTCATACGTAGTTGATTCGCTTTTGCCGGTTGCAATCAACATCGAACAGAACCTTGACTTGCAATTACTTACATACACTCAGAAATATATAAATAATCAATTTTTCCGCCACAACTTCGATGGCCTTCTGCGCGGAAATTCAAAGGATCGTGCAGAATATTACAAAATCATGTTTGGAATCGGGGCTATGTCGATAAATCAGATAAAAGAAAAAGAAAATATGGACCCATCCGATAGTCCCTATGCAAATGAGCCATTCATAGCAATAAACAATATGATTCCGCTTAGTAAGATAGATGAATGGATGGCGAATCAAGCCAAATCAGCACAGAAAACAGTTCCCAAGGAGGCAACCGATGTTAATAAGCCATAAAACTTCCGTGCGATCCCGTGCGAATAGAAAGGAATCCATCACCGACAAGGCCGCAACGGAGGCAACCATCTATCTCTACGGTGACATTGGGGGCTGGTTCGGGATTGATCATCAGGAATGGATAAAGGAATTCAACGCCTTAACCGCCGATACCATCCACTTGCGAGTCGATTCGTCTGGAGGCGATATTTTTGCAGCCCGTGCGATGAAAACCTGTATCGAACAGCATAAAGCCAAAGTAATCGCGCATGTAGATGGTCTTGCCGCTTCCGCTGCTTCATTTATGATCATGGGTGCCAATGAAATCGAAATCGTAGATGGCGGATTCATCATGGTCCACAAAGCCATGTCGATGATCGATATCCTTGGTTATTACAACGAGGATGATCTGGCTGAACTCTGCGAAGAAATGCGGAAGGAAATGCAACTCCACGGTAAAATTAATGAATCCATTGCAAATGACTACGCCAAGAAAACGAAAAAGAAAAAGGAAGAATGTCTCGGATGGATGGAAGAAGAGACATGGTTCACTGCCCAAGATTCCCTCGATAACGGACTAGTAGATCGAATTTACGAAGGTGAGGCGGTGGAAGGAAACCATGATTTATCCATCTACGCGAAAGTTCCCGACTCATTGAAATGCAGAGATAAGAGTGCATCCAAACTCAAACGTGCAGCGGAAAAAGCCCTACGCGATGCAGGGTTCAGCGATAAGCAGGCCAAAACGATCATAGCGAAAGGTTATCAGGAAAATCAAGAGTCCAATGTGGAACATCAACGCGATGTCGATAGTTCCCCGCAGCGTGATGCTGTGCAAAGCGATCCACTGGTCAACGTAAATGTTGAAGTAGATGGAAAGGTTGTTGGAACAATCGAAATTCCGAAAACCATTCAGGCTGAAGTGGTCGCTCCCCCAGCCAAGAAGGATCGGATTGCAGACCTGCTGTGTCGAGCGGAAATTATTGCTCCATCAACTACATAACTCATTATTAAAGGAGATTGAAAATCATGAAAACTGCAAGTCAGTACAAAAGTGATATTGCAACCTTGATGAAGAAGATTGCAGATATCGACGCAAAAGCGACGGCAGAAAACCGGGATCTCATTGATTCCGAGATTTCTCTTAAAAACGAAATGCTGGATACCATCGACGATCTCAATAAAACCGTAAAGGTTCTTGATCGCCAGAATCGGACGCGGGAATTGCTGGAAACGGATGAAACTCCCTCAACCGTCAACCGGAATCGTGTTGAAACTCCTCCGATTAACAAGAAAGATAAGTTTGGTTCCTTTGGTGAACAGCTTGCTTGTGTCATGAGGGCAGGCGTTCCCGGTGGTTCGGTCGACCCCCGTCTCTACAATGCGGCAGCTTCCGGAATGAACGAGACGATTGGATCGGATGGTGGGTTAAGATAATGCCAGAGGCCCACCTTAAACCATGCTATATGCTGGAACATCCTAAAGCCCAAGGTGCTTCTAATGCGACAATCCTTGTGGATGAGGAGAAATCTGAAATGGACAATCAGCAGGCAACCCAAATTGAAATTGGTTGGCTGGCAGGGATTGTTGATGGAGAAGGCTATCTTGGATTTCAAGTTTACAAGACACGCCGGAAGCATCAAAGTATTTCTACCGAGCTTTCCGTAACCAACACTGATGAGCAAATTATATTAAAGGCTCAAAAAATTATGTTGAAAATTGGTGTCAACCCTTATATCAATAATTCATCTTATAAGATGAAAAATAAGCCTACACATAAGAATGTGTGGAAATTGGTTGTTCATCGATTGAATACAGTTTCCAAAGTGTTGGAGGTTATTATTCCCTATATGACAGGTGCAAAACAGGAAAGAGCTATTCTTGTTCTTGAATATTGTAAATCCAGGCTTGTCAATTATGTTCCGGGAAGACATTTTAACCCAATGACGGAAAGAGAAGCACAGATAGTTGATTTGTGTATAGCCAAACAAAAACGGGGAGCCTCAGAGACTACACGCATGGCTCAGTTAGAACAAAGTGCTTTATGTGAGCAGATTAGATTGAAAGGCGTTGAAAGAAAGCGTGAATATGGTTCAAATTATCAAAAAGAAAATCGCGCTAAAATAAATGAACAACAAAGACAACGTAGATCAATTAGTAATCAGCTTTGTTCCGTAGTTAACTGATGATGATATAGTCCGCCCCTATATGAAAATATAGGGAAGCTGAGCGTTCTGGTTCAGCAGGATTTTGCGCAGGAATTGCTCCAGGATGTAATCCAGACAGGCATCTTGGCTTCTCGTGTGGGCCGGCGCATTCCGATTTCCGGTGGTGCTAATTCCACCAAGATTAACGGGATCGATGAAACCAGCCGCGTATCCACTCGTTCCGGTGGAATTTTGGCTTATTGGGCATCGGAAGCTGAGGAGAAAACGAAGTCCAAGCCGAAATTTCGGGAAATTGAACTCAATCTCCGGAAACTTATCGGCCTGTGCTATGCAACCGATGAGATGCTTGCGGATGCCAGTCAGCTTGAAGCAGTTATCCGGGAGGGATTCACCTCCGAATTCGGCTTCCAGATTGACGATGCAATGATCAACGGGACTGGTGCTGGACAGCCTTTGGGCATCCTGAATGCATCATGTCTTGTGTCTCAGGCCATTGAAACAGGGCAGAAAGCGGCAACGCTAGACGCGAATAACCTTATAAAAATGTATGCACGGCGTTTCGCTTCACAGACGAATGGATATGCATGGTTTTACAATCAGGCCCTTGAGCCTCAGTTGTTCACCATGTCTCTTGCGGTCGGTGTTGGCGGGATTCCTGTCTACATGCCTCCCGGCGGCTTGAGCGATGCGCCTTATGGCCGAATCCTTGGTCTTCCGGCGATTGCAATTGAACAGGCTGCGGCTCCTGGTACGCTTGGCGACATCATGCTTGCCAATTTCAATCGTGGATATGTTCTGGCGGAAAAGGGCGGAATCAAAAGTGATATGAGCATCCACGTTCGATTCCAGTACGACGAGAGTGTCTTTAGGTTTGTTCTGAGAATAGACGGCCAGCCAGTTCGTGCAAGTGCACTTACACCTTACAAGGGAAGCGCGTCAACGGCAACTCAGTCACATTTTATTGCATTGGCGGCCCGTGCTTAATTAACCATTAACTCCGGGGACTAACCCTCCCCGAACTCTCTCAAAAGGAGGAATTTGAATATGTTCAATCCGGAAACCAACCATATCGTTATGGGCCATGAACACATTGCGGCAAGTGCGGTGCTTGCTACATCTGCGGCCTGTAATCTCAAAAACGCAAAAGGTGCCTTGGTTCTTTGTACGTATACCCTTGGCGATGCTGTTGATGTTACCCTTACAATGGATGAGGGTGAAAGCGCAACTGTTGCCAAAGCCGGAACATACAAAATCACGACCGGGGCGGAATTCCCGATCTGGACAATGAGCACTGCACAGTCAGCCGATACTTGGGTACGGCAGACGGATGCGATCACTTTTGTTCTTGTCAATGGAACCTATACCGGCACTACGCTTGTCGTGTTCGATATCAACGCTTCCATTCTGACAAGCAACCGGAGTTGGATTCATCTTTGTTCGGCTGGTGCGGCATCGGGCATCCTTGGCGTTCATTATATTCTGTATGGTGGACGTTACCCGCAAGCGGCTCCTCTGACGGCGCGTGGATAAGTAGTTTAAACCTTTTCCGGGGTGGGTTAATTATTGCCCACTCCGGTAATGGAGGTAAAAATGCTCAAAGAAGAGATGGCATGGGTTAAATCAACAATCGCGGAGGAGATTGCGAAAATCAAATTTCCTGTTCCCGAAACCCCTAAGCCGGTGGAAGTTGATATTGACGGGATTGTCAAAAAAGTCCTCGACAAGATTTCAGCAACTACCGAGAAAGTCCCCGTAATTAAGGGCAAAAAGGAGTCTTAAAATGGGACGTAACTATAGCACATCGACAATCGAAGTGGTTGGGGATCTGGTTGGAGGCTTGAGAGTCGAAACCCCCACGTTCCTCAATGCAACATACATCAAGGTCGCAGAAGTAAATCTGTTTGCCGTATCTGGCTTGATTCGCCTCTTGTATCTTGGAGTTGAAGCAGTCACGGCATGGTCAGCAGACGCGACCACAATCAAATTCTCTTACAATGCAACTACCCCGGCAATTGCGGTTGTGGATCTCTGCGCGGCGTCTGGAGCATTGGGCAATTTGGCGATTGGGAAGCGAGTCTCCGTCCTTGGTGATGCTCTTGCTACCGGCGCATTCGAATCGGCCAATGCCTGCGTGTCCCTAAAAGTAAACCCTCTCGACATTGGTTGCTACGGTGGTGCGGGATACCTGACAATTACCGGAGCGGCAGCAGCTCAGACAGGTGCAACGGCAACCTCCAAGGCCCTGTGTCTCTATATTCCTCTGTCCGACGGAGCCTATGTAGAGTCCGCGGTCTAAGGGAGGTTTATTATGACCGTCTGTTTGGAGTCAACAATTCAGCGATGGAATGGCCTTTCATCCGATGATAAACCATCTTTGGGTGTTCGTGAAGGCTCAACATTTCACGCAATCGACACAGGTGAGGAATTTATTTTCCACAATAATATGTGGGAGCAAGACCTCAGAAGAATTAACGCGATTAAACTAGCAGCAGTTTAACTTCTCAGGAGGTGTAAAATGTACGGACAGGATGCAAATGGAGTAGGCAGACCTCCACTGATCGACGCGGATCGTAAATTGGTAATTGTTAACAGTGGTGGAAAATACGCAGATGCGGCTCTGAATGGCAGATTGTTCTACGTTGCCAATCAGACTCCCATTGCAACCTCCACGACTCTCAACGTTACCTTCACTGGCCTCGGGCTTGCGAACCCTACCGGCTCAGGCAAACTTATCATTGTCCATGAATTTGGATGGGGATTGGATCAGGCTGCGGCGGGTGATGCTGTTCTTGCCCTCGCAACCACTACCGATTCCGGATTCACAACATCTCTGACCGTCCGATGCACCCGCAATGCCTACGCGACTTCTGTTGCCTATGCGACTGCGGGATGTACGATTGCGGCTCCGATTATCGTGAAGGTTCTCGGTTCCATCGGCACCAATGCGACCACGGCCCTTACTCGTACCGGCCTGATTGATCTAGGTGGGTCCATTATTCTCGCTCCTGGTAGATCTGTAGTTACCGATACCACCTTGGCAACTGGTGCAACATCGATTCAGTTCTCGTTCATGTGGGAAGAAGTGGACGAAGTTTAATTACCCCTTTTGGGTGGAGGGTGCTTGTAATGGCCCTCCATCACAGGTGGCCAAGATGTTGCAATACGGCATGAAATTTGTAGATGAAAACGACATTGAGCAGGGATTTCAGGATGCAGGCGGCAAGCCTCGCATTTCATCTATGCCATATACTTACGATGTTGCTGAGGGTAATATTTCTGGTCATATAGCTTGGAACAAATACGCAATCAACGATGATATCGATTCTGCCGCTGAGGAGGATGTTTGGTGCGTAGGGGGATCATACGTATTTCCAACTACAGGGCAACAAATGGAGGTTGTTAGTAGTAGCGCAGAAGATGATCCAATAAAAGCCGATACGAATCCTGGAATAGGAATTCATTCAATACGGATTTATTATTTAAACACAGATTTTGTTGAAAAAACGACCGATGTAACATTAAATGGAACGGGAGTAGTTAATACAACCGCAACCGATATCTACCGTATAAATCGTGTAAGGCCATTAATAGTCGGAACTGGACTAAAGACTGCTGGTAATATAGATATCCGAAACACAGCCGATACCCCTATCTATTCTCGCATTGCAATCGGATTTACAAAGGGTCGGCAATTAATATATACAGTTCCACAAGCAAAAACTCTTTATATAAATCAATTTACCGGATCAATTGGCGGGACGACAGCTCCTAAATATGGAAGATTTATAATTAGATCGACTTGGGATGATATTTCATTAATTCGAAATGCATGGATGACGGCTTATGGTGAATCAGGGCAATCATCTGGATTCTTTAGTATTAAATATTCATGTCCCATTAAATTCCCATCAGGATCGGATATTGTTGTATCCTGTAAAACTTTAGATGACAATTGTTATGTGACTGCTTCTCTTCGGGGATGGCAGGAAGAGGGTTGAAAACGATGATGATTAATTTAATATAAAGGAGCTACTATGAAAATCCTCACGAAAACTATCAAAACTTATGCTCTTACGAAATATCCCTATACCAATGCGCGACTCCTTGCCGCATCCACCGCTGAATCGCTAACTATTCCAGCATGGGCTAAATACGCTGTGTTTTCCGGAAATATTGACTGTTGGCTTGATGAACGGAAAACTGCCGTAATTCCCGCTGCGGATATTACCGATGGATCGTCACCAATTTATATCCCCGCTGGCACAAAGGAGGTTCGCAATATCGAAGGAGTTGCGGCGATTAGTGTGATTTCTGCATCGGCAGGAATTTTTACAACTGAATATTACAGCGGTGATGAGGAATAAGGGATGATAACAGTTCCGGTTGCCAGATCACAACTTAATTTCGGGATGACTAGGTTTGAGCCAGAGGTTAGAGTGTATAGAAACGCTAATCCAACTATGACTCCGGAAGAAGTTGCTGTCTTAAATGCTGAAATTCATGGAATTAAAAATGGAATACCTTTAACCTTATCCAGCCTGACTCTCAACCTCTCGCTGGTCAGTGGTGCTTATTTCATCACCCGATCCAGTACCAACCTCAACCGCTACTCCGGCATCTCCGGTGTGCAATACTCCGTCGCCGCTACCGGAACCCCTGCGACGACTGCGGTGTACTCGGGCGTTAGCGCGGGGACGGGGGAGACTCTTGATGTCAATGTCATCACCGACCCGACCTTTGCCAACGATGCTCTGTGGACGATTAAGGAAGCGGGATGGGCTGTATCTGGCAATAAAGGTGTCGCTACCGCAACCACCGCAAATATCGGCATGGGGACCGGGGTAAGCATTGCCGCGGGGTCGCTTGTAAAATTTGCGTCAGATTTGGTGGTTACGACTGGATCGGCACGCATGAGATTTGGTGGCGTGACAGATGATACACCCCTGTTTACGACATCTGGTGCGAAAACGGCGTATCTGACAAAAAAGGCAACCCACACCTTCAATGTGCTGGTTGATGGGGTGGATGCCTTTACAGGGACGGTGGCAAACTATGTTGTTACGAAAGTCCTTACCCCCGACTCCACTGGAATCCTCGCCGCCGCGCTGACGGCGGGAGCGATTAACACGGCAGCGGCCACCTACGTTGTCACCGTCTCGAAGCCATAGGAGGGATCATGCGACACAAGTTATTCACCGAAAAGACAGACGCCCTCCAATTCGCTGAGGAGGTCCAGCGGGCGGTCTATGCGACAGAAGCGAGTCTTGAACAGGCAAGAGCGACGCTGCTTGTCACGGGAAACATCAAGATCATCCCGGCATGGATCGAGTGGATGCAGCGATACTCCGTCCCGCTGGTCATCGAGCCGGAAGGGATGGATGAGTCCGACGTGGTGGAGAGCATTGAGCAGCCGGTGGTGGAAGCGGAGGGGTTTTGATAAATAAATTTACAGTTCCAGCTCGGCCAATTACATTTGAGAGGGAGATGGGCCAATGAACGAAAACGAGATAGTTAATATCCACATAAAAACCATGCTTACCCATTCGGAGATTTTAGCAACCTTAGTAGCAGATGTTGCGCAGGTTAAAAAGGTTGTAGGAAACGGACTTGGAGCGCAACTAAAGGAAGTAGCGACAAAACTAGACACATTCATTAACCACACAAAGGATAAAGAAATTGAGTTAAAACTCCGAGAAGGGAAAATAGACTCAGAAAATTGGTTTACCAGAATTCTCAACAAAAGCGCAGGGAATATAGTTTTAATAGCTGTAACATTTATCATGATTAATGCTTTGGTAAGTAGTGGAGTAGCAACTTTTCTCAAGTCAGCATATTCCAAAGAACCTCCGGGACAGCAGGCAGCAATTCTTAAAGGACAGGGGGATATCCAATCAACACTAAGCGGATACCATGTACATATTCTCAAGGACGGACGGACGTTGTATCATTCAGGAGATGTTAATCGCCCTGCGTGGATATTAAATCCTACAGATAATACATGGATAAAAGCTCCGAACATGAGAACTGAAAAGGGAATTGAATAATGAGGAATTAGTAATTATGATTTGTCCGCATTGTAAAAGTAGCCATATTGGATGGGATATGGAAGAATTTTATTGTTATGATTGTGGGTGGAGGTGGAGATGAAAGAAAATTTTTCCAAAGCATTAAGTTTTATTCTCCAATCCGAAGGCGGATATTCCAATCATTTGGCAGATAAAGGTGGCGAAACAAACATGGGAATTGCTAAGAAATTCTATCCCAACGAAGATATCAAAAACCTTACAATCGAACGTGCAGGTGAAATTTACAAATCCGATTATTGGGATAAAGTAAAAGGTGATTGGTTGCCCTCTGGAATTGATTATGTAGTTTTCGATTCGGCCGTAAATCATGGAATTGGAAACGCAGGCAAATTTCTCCAGAAAGCGATCAATCGGATCAACGGGCCAGTTACAGTAGATGGGATAATCGGCACAGGAACATTGGGGAAAGCTATTAAATTGGGGAATACATTAGTTGTCGAGATCATCCGTGAACGGGACATTTTTTATCGTAAAATAATTGCCAACGATCCAAGCCAGGAAGTGTTTTTCAAGGGCTGGATGAATCGACTGTCAAGGGTAATGGTAAATTCAATTGAATTTGCATAAGGATATTTAAGATGGGAATAGGTAAATACTTCAGAGAACTTATCGACTTTTGCGGCACTCAATCCGCTGGCCGATTTGCATTTTTACTCCAAGTTTGCTTATCCAATTTTGTTGTCTGGTACGTATTTTTATTCGTGTGCATCTGGACCCGTGCTATAGTAGATATTCCGGAAGGAGTTTACATACTTTATGGACTCGCTAACGGGGTTGCATTTACTGGCAAGGTAGCTCAATCATTCACTGAAAAGCCATTAGCTAATACACAAACCACGATCGAAACAATGACCAAATCCACCACAGGGGATACGAATGCTAATATTCAACAGGGAAGTTAACGTAAAATGGATAGTGATCGGCGGGGCAATTTTAATTGGATTGATGATATTTGTGATTCTCAGCATTCCTAAATCCAAGCCTCCCAATCCGATCCCTGTAATTAGCGATACCCAAGCTCAACTCCAGAAACAATACGATGCTCAACTCAAAGCTAAAGATATCACCATCAATGACTACAAATCCCGCTTAGTCGTATCGCAAGAGAAATACTTAACCAAATCCAGGGAGTACGATAAACTCCAGAAGGAAAAGGAAAATGTCAAGCCTCCAATTACGAATGCTGAAACTAGGGATCGTTTTATTGCTCTTGGGTTTAATCCTCTTCCCATCAAATAGTTTCGGGCAGATTTGCTTTGATGACTCCACCGCCTCTCGTATGGTTGTTGAATTGGAACGTGCGAAGATAATGGAGCAGCAATTATCGGCTCAATCATCGGGGAATGCGGAATTACAAAATCAGATCGACATTCTCAAAACAACTATCAATTTATACCAAGAACAAATTACAGTTTACAAGAACATGCAGGAAATGAATCAGAAAATGGGAGAGATGAAGGATAAGGCGTGTACGGAGCAAATTAAAGCGGCGGCTCCTACGTTTATGGATAACGTGCAGAAATACCTCACTGGAGTCGGAATCGGTGGGATCTTGGCAGGGGTTGCAATTTTACTATTGTAGTTCCCATTTGACTTTTTAAATATTATGTGGTCTAAATTATGAAAACCGGAATCGCCAAACAGAAGGAAGAAGCAGTTAAAGTTAAACGCGCTAAAAGGAAGAAGAAAAGGGGGAAGAGGTAGGAATGGAAATTCCATTTGAACCGATGATAAATCCTTTTGGACGTGATCCGGACAGAGGCCGGAAAAGTGGAATTTATTGTATTCGATGCAATTGGAACGGTAAAGTGTATATCGGAAGTGCCGCTTACCTAGCAGAAAGAAAAGGAGATCATCGGAGAGCATTGTTGAAAGGTAAGCATGAAAATAAATATTTACAAAGAGCTTGGAATAAATACGGAAAGGATGAATTTTCTTATTCAATATTAGAATATTGTGATATTGATTCATTGATAGAACGAGAGCAATATTATCTTGATTTTTATCAAACTACAAATCGTAATATGGGATTCAATATTTTTCCTTTTGCAAGATCGTCACGCGGCTATAAACAAAGTGAAGAGGCTAAAAGAAAATCTTCATTGGCTCGTCTTGGAAAGAAAGCGTCTGATGAGACTAAAAAGCGCATGTCAGAGTCAAAAACTGGATTAAAGATGAACCTTACGTCCGAAGAAAGGGAAAGAAGGCGAACACATATGTTAGGTACACAGTGGAGCCTTGGTAGAAAATTATCGGAAGAGCAAAAAGAAGGGTTGCGTGGAAATAAATTTGCATTAGGGCATAGAAAAAATGAGGAGCAACTAAATAGACTGGCCTTGGCGCATATTACCTTAACGCTTCAGCAGTGCAATCAAATGAGGGAAGATTTTTTCAATAAAACAAAAACAATGGTTGCTATTGCGGCTGAATATGGAAAATGTGTCCAAACGATTGGCAATATTATTCATCGCAGACGGAGGGCATATCAATGCGTGTAGTTTTATATTCCGCTCCGACAAGTGAACCGGTTTCTCTCAGTGAATTCAAACTTCAGATTCGGGC